GTGCTGATTTGTCCATCAAACATAGCGTGTTTGTTATCAGGACCAATGTTCTCCCAAAAAGTTGGACTTGTATCAGGGTCATTGCCAGTATTCGCATTCACTAAGCTGTTGAAATAGTGGATACCATGATCTACTTTTGCGTTCTTTGCATAAGTTGTTCCTGCACTCCAAAGAGCATATGCCTCTGTCGCATTACTGGACAGTATCATTTCAGGAGTTACTGTAACTGGCTTTATGACTTTCATACTGCTACTGTGTCCAAAGGTTGATCAACATCTGTTCTGACAGTAAGACCACGGACATCCCAGTTATCTTGCAATCTTGCAATCTTTGCTGAACTGACTGCTGTTGATCTTGCCTCATATCTTAGCAAAGTTACCTCATCGCGCAAAGCCCTGATCTCACCCGCAACATCCCCGCCAATCATGCTTGCTGTTTGGCTTGCAGAATAAACACGACCGCTAGTGTTCAAATCAATAAGCTCAGGACCACGCTCACCGACAAGAGCCATGCCGCCATTGTATTGACCACCAGTAGCCAACTTCTGTGTGACAGCGATAGAACTTGATTGTGCGGCAATCTGATTAGCCGCCGCAATAGCCGCCATCGCGCTTGCGTTTGCAGATGCTATTGCATCTGTTGCCAAAGTCATAGCTGAACTTGTGGCAAGAGATATGTTTTCTAGTCCGCTTTCCATCGTTGTATCAAGCGCGTTGATAGAATCAATCATTGTTTTAACGCCTGTATCAATCTTCAACAATGAATCAGCAGATTCTGTCGCTACTTCTAATGCTGAACTTGCATTTGTCTTATCTTGTTCAATCATTGATATCAAAGAATCAGAAGTGATGTTAGCAATTTCTAAAGATGTTTTTGCGTTTGTTGCGTCTTGATCTTTAATCAAAGTTAACAATGCTACTTGAGGTGCGGCTTCTGCAAGCTCAAGTAAGGTGACACCTTGGGATTCTAAATAAGTTTGAACATCTGCAAATTGCTGTTGAACAGTAAGCAATGCGGCAAACTGTTCAGCACCTTGCTCTGTACTGATATCAATACTTTCGAGCAATGCCCTGAAGTCCTCGCGTGTCATCAATGCCGCAATCTGCGCTTGACTGAATCCCGCTTCCTCAAGTGATTGCGTGAGGCTTGATGCAAGAACACCCGCTTGCTCTTGCTCTGTGTAATAGTTAGCCATAAAGCCTTGAGCTTTCAAGACCAACTGATCAATGCCGCCAACCAACTCTGCAACTGCTAAGACAGCGGAATCTCCTGCCGCCGCTAGTCCTGCCAATGGACCACCCATCAATGTCAAAGCATTTCCTGCTTCTGTCAATTGAACTTTGATGAGAGCCACTTGCTCTAAGGTTGCTAACACTTGTTCTAAGGTCGCGCCCTCTTGCAGATTGTTTGTGATAGCTAAAGCCCACTCAGGCAAGCCGAGTGTAGATATCATGCCCTTCACATCTGTGGCTATCTTTGCTGTGAATTCTGCGAGTCCCGCCTCTCCATCAGAGAACTCAAATCCTGGCCATCTGTCGACACCGCTTGCCCAATCAACTAGAGTCTTACCACTTGCAAGAATCTTCAATGCACCCCAAGCACCATCTGCGCTTGAGTCATCTGCGAAGCCAAGACCAACAACTACTTCTTCTGCTTTTCCAAATGCGCGTTGCAATCCGTTCAATGTGCTAGAGATGCTTCCCGCCATTGTCACAATGCTTGATTGCATTTGCTTATTTGTTTCAACAACGAAGTTCAGTTCTGAGCCTGTAGTTGCTTTTGCACCAGTTGCAGATGCGGTAGCTGTTCCACCCGCGTGCATAGTGCCTGAGTCATCAAGTGATTTGACAAGAGAGACAAGAGCCGCCGCCGCTAGGACATAAGGCATGACTGCACCCGCACCCATAGCCATACCGCCCATCATGCTTCCATTGCCCATCATGGCTGATGAAGCACCCATCATGTCCATGAACCCTGCACCGCCCATTGTCGCGCTTGCACCAGTTCCGAACAAAGAACCCATCTGGCTTGCACCGCCAAGAATAGAGCCAAACATTCCACCGCCACCACTCGCAACTCCTGCGGCTGTCGGCATCATTGTTGCAAACATATTGCCGATTGGCGACATGATCGGGCGAATGATAAATTCTGCGACTGTTGTCTTGAACTTGTTTTTAATAAAGTCCAAGATGTTATCTACGAATCCTTTTCCTGATTCAAAGCCACGCATCAAGGCATCAGTCAATCCTTCTGTGATTGAGCTTGCCGCTTTGTCCCATGCGTCTTGTGCATCCTTCGCGGCTTTAATTCCAAGACCCTTGTCTTTAGCATCTGCCAATGCGCGTAATGCTGATGCTTGATCGCGATAAGTTTTAGCAACATCTGGATTGATTTCTTCCATGATCGTTGCAAGACGATCTGCTGATATTGCTTGATCTCGTAATTTTGCAATCGCTAGTTGAGCAAGCGCATCAGCACCCAATAACATTTCAGCATTAGAATCTTTTTGCTTTTCTAATTCATCCTCAATTGCTTTATTCTTTTTTATCAATGCGTCATAAACTGCAAGATTAGATTTTGCTGATTCATCAAGAATCTCTTTTTCTAATTTACCTAGAGCAATTGCATCTTCGGTAGCCCTCAAGACTTTGAGCTTTGCAAATAAATTCTCTTGCTGTGCCTTAGTCAGCTTCAAAGTTCCTGCTTCAATCTCTGCTGTGTATTTGATTTCTAGCTTTTGTGATTCAGTTAACTTTTCTGAAGCATCAACTTCTGCTTTGTTTGTTGCAATCTTTTCATCAACAGAAAGCATAAGTTTCTTATATGCTTCTGCTAGCTTGTTTAATTCTTCAGCTTGTTTCTTTGAAGCGTCACTCACATAAGGAGCTTCTGTCTTTGCCGCCTTTGCTATAGCAGTCATAGTTGAAACTGCTGTGCTTCCGTTTGCGTTCCATGCTTTGTCAACTTCTTCTAATGCAGAAGTCCAATTTGTTTTCAGGCGATCAGCATACTCTGACCCTAGCTTCATCGCACCTTTGAAATCACCTTGCATTACCGCATAGATTTGTTTTCCTGCTGTGTATAGCCCATCAACCATTGTCTGGACAGCTTCATAAACAAGAACAACTGCGATGTATAAACCTTTGAGTCCAATAGACAAGCCTTCGGCAATGCGCTTCAAGCGATCACCCTCTGTCATGCTTGAAAAGAATTGATCTGCAAGACCTTCAAGAGTTGGCAACAACTCAGCCATCACTTGCATTGAAATACCCTTGAAGCCTTGACCCATCAAATCTAATGTGTCATTAAACTTCTCTGCTCTTGCGGCTGTCTCATCTGTGATTGTTAAACCTAGCTTACGAGCCATCTCATCAAACTGATCTAAGCTGTCTGCTCCTGCATTAAGCAATGGAATTAAATCAGCACCCGCTTTGCCAAACAACTGAACAGCCAATGCTGTCTTACTTGCACCATCTTCATATGATTTAAATTTATCAGCGACTTCGCCTAAGACTTGCCGCGTTGACTTGAGTGTGCCATCAGTATTGCGAGTGCTAATTCCCATCGCAACAAAAGCATCATTTCCGTTTGCAATAGCTACAGACAATTTACTCATGCTTGTTTGTAGCGCACCGCTATCGATACCCGCCTGTCTAAAGGCAAGCTGAAGCCCTGCTACATCTTTGACAGCGACACCAATCTTCTGTGCCATCTTATTGGTTTCATCAGCGGCATCAATCGCGCTTTTAATCCATCCAGTAAAAGCCGCAACAGATAAGCCAACTCCAATCGCACCCAATGCAGAAGCCGCCATGCTTGCCGACTTTTGAATTGAGGACATTGCAGAGGAAACAGAGTTCTTGGCTTTATCTAAATCTTGTTGGAGGCGAACAATGTTAGCCGCCATCTCGATTGTTAGTTGCCCGACTGTTGTTGCCATGACTTACCTTTTTGCCTGAATGAACGCCTTGAAAGCGTTGCCGACTTTATTGCTCACGATAGTTCTATCGAACTCGCTTACTGGATCACCAAATGGTGGAACACACTCTGGCTTTTCGCTGTCTTTAGATTGCATCAAATATGCCTGTGACATTTGTTTGATCGCTCTATATTCCCAAGCTGTAAGCTCAACGCCTGTGCATTGTTGCCACGATATTATTTCTCTTGCAGACAATGGTACTGGACCCATCGCGCCCATCTCTACCATGCCCAAATCCTGCCAATAGGTTATCACATATTCAGCATCACCAACATCAGGCATCAATGGCTTACCGCCATTTTTTTGAATCTTCTCAGCGCGTGTTAACTCAGCTTGCTTATCGCCTGATGCAACCGATTTCTCTTGCTTGACAACTGGGATTGATCTGAACCAAGCCAGTTGTCTTGCATACAGAGTTAGGTCTTCGATGATGCCTGAGTAAAATTTGCCCAATCACCGACAGCTTTATTTACTTGTTCAGTAATGAAGCCGATGGCTGAATCAAGATAAGCCGCTTTAAACATTTCAACGCCTGTGAAATCTTTATAGCCAAAGCCATTGAAGCTAACTGTGCAAGCAGATAGAAACTCAGCATCAAGCTCGCGCTGTTCGCCTTCTTTCATCTTCTTGCCACCTTTCTTGACGTACTCAAGAATAGCACGATTGCGAATGCTTTGTGCTTTTTGAAATGCCTTACTTCCAGGACCGTAAACAGTAATGGAAAGTTGATTGCCATTCACATCTAATAGTGCATCGCCTTCAACTGTTTCTAATTCAACGATGGCTGTGTCTTTGACTGCCAATTCTGAGATATCAAACATTTTAGTAATCCTTTCGCGGGGAGAGTTATTGCCCTTGCTCAAGTCAGCCGCACCCCGCGAAGGATGCGAACTGACCCGAGTAGGTGCGCGTGTTGCCATTTACGGCAATTCTTTAAGCGGCAAGAGATTCAACAATGCCAACTCCTGCGGCATTGGTTGTGATTTCCAATGTTGCAGTTGCAGTAGTGATTGAATCAACAGAGCCAACGCCTACTTTCCAAGACATGATTTGCGCCCTGAAAAAGTATTTGTCACCATTCTGTGTAGTCACCATAAACGAATAGTCGTTATCAGAAAGGCTTGCGGCTTTCATAATAATTTGACCTGCGTCATCGGTGTCCAAACCCAAAGACAAAGTGATTGTGCCTTCGTTGAATGAGCCTTTGAACTTCTGTGTGCCACGCGAGCCAACTGGCATATGCGTGACCAAAGCATACTCACGACCAAACTCGCCCAAGTCGGTGACTTCACCAACGAGTGCGGGGACGGGAGATGTTGTAAACAGGGTTGTGTACCCTGCGCTGTTGAAGGTAGCGGGTGCTGACGCAGTAACACGAAGTGTTGTCCCTGCGGATGTGCGGACTGTCATGGTCTTTTCCTCTCGGTTTTAAAAAAAGCCCACAGGGATGTGAGCAGAATTTTCAAGCAAATGCCTGAAACTGGTTTGTGTCTCACTCATAGTAAGACACCAAATAATCTGCGGATTGAGTCCAAGTACCAGTATCTAAATCTTTTTCGGGTGTTCCGAATAAATCTAGGCGACTACTGATAACTGTCTTACCCGCAAATGTCTGTTGTAATTTGAAGTCCATTGCCAAGCGAACTTGATCATGGATTGATTTTACCTCTGCCATTGTTTTAGCGAGTGGATTGATCTGCACTCTAGCTCTTGCCATTTGTCGTTCTGTGGCGAAATTTATATGCGGCAATGGCACAGCATCAATAACCGTATATACGAGCGCAGGGAAGGCGGTGTTCTGTGGCAATTGAGACATTGCTTTGCGAGTCCCTACCAATGCTGTGATTCCACCAGTATTCAACATTGCGGCAATTATGAGTTCTGGATTCATAATGATTTAACAATCTCTCGGCCAATTCTCATGCGAATATAAGCCGCTACATCATCAATAACTTCTGTTGTGACACCATCAAAAGCACGACGCATAAATGCGACTGGCTTGACGCCCCGATGCACAACATTGTCTGCATAGATATTCCCAAATTTGATAGCTTTTTTATTTGTTGGCTCTATCTTATATGATCCGCCTACTGTTCGGCCACTACCCTCATAAAATGATGCAGTTCCAAACTCAAGGAACTTAGCATAAAAAACATCACCACCGCCCGCGACAATCTGAGTAATAACTTTCCCCTTGCGAAGTGCGCTCTTCACTTTGATGCTCTTTTTCAACGCGCCAGATTTTTCTGGAACATTCTCACGCGCTCTGTCTCTGAATAAATTAGCACCTTGACGCATTGCGCCACGCATAATATTACCTTCAATTCTCGCAGGAAGCTCATCCAACATTTTTTGCAGATCAGACAATCCAGCAATGTGAACATATTGATCATTGGCCATCTAGACTTCCCTCAGTACAATCAAAAATAATTGTCTTATCTCCTTCATCAACATTCATTGATGCCGTAATGTTGAATATGCGTGTTCCGAATAAAATACGCCAAGCATCAGCAGTAGTTGGAGGAACAAACAATTCTGAATATCTGACTGTAACTTGATGCGTCAATTGTGATTCAACTACCATTGAATTTGAACGCAATTTCTCACGACCGCTCAATGGCTTCACTTCAGCCCATACTGTGCCAATATTTATCCAAGTGTTTATCTCTTGTCCATAGGCATCTAGCGTAGGGCTTCTACGCTGAATAGTTATGCGCTGTTGAAGTTTAGAGATTCTCATTACGCACCCATGTTAATGCGATATGGGGTCATCAGATGAATCATTCCAAAAGGTATTGCTGTAACTATGTTACCAACATTGATTGCTTCACGATTTTCGTAAAGCTCGCCAATGTATAGCAACATAGCTTGCTTCAAAGCACTTGGCATTGGATATTCATTAGGACTCATGCTATCTGTATATCCTGCCGCAAAACGAACAATCACAGCATTCGGAACAACTTTAGTATGAGGCCAAGTGGTTACAGGGAAAATCTTTGCGGGATTGCTGTATGAGTCAAATATATATTGATTTGCATTTAGTGTTTGAGTCGCGCCATTGGTATCTGTATACATGATGCTAGTGATTGAATTAACTGGACTTGTACCTAGTTCAATTTCATTCACAGGAAATTCATCAAGAGCCATTGCATAAGTTGTTTGTGCAACAGTCAACTCTGTATATGCTTCAACGGCTTCACGCGCAGTCTTAATTAAAGCAGTCACCAAAGCATCGTCAGGATGTGCCGCAGGAGAGCCTACGGCATCAAGACGCAAATGTAATCGAGCAGTTGCCAATGTTATTGGCTCTGTCGTTACTATGCTTGTGCGTTTAATTTTCCGAACTAATTGCGTCATTTAATTTTTCCTCTGGCTTATAAACCAAAGCATCATCACCAATCCACGATTTCAAAATTTTACCGCCAACA